GCCCACAGGTTTGATGGTTCTCCCCGCCCAGTAGCAATCGTTGGCGGTCAGCATACAGTTCAGCAGCCTCATGCCTCCACCTCCGGCAGTCCCGCCACGCTGGTGAGCAGGGACAGCACCCCCGCCAGCACGGACGCGGATGCCACCAACGGCCAGTTCACATCCCCCATAGCCACCGCCGTACCGATGGTGGCCACCGCAGTCTGCGCCACAGTCTTGACGGCCCGAACCGCCGCCGCCCTCATCCATTTCTTTGCGTACTCGTTCATCTTATGTATCTCCTTTCAAAGTCCGATTTTCGCCAACAGGAGCGCCAGCACCGCCCCGACAACGCCCCAAATGAGTTTGTCCACGATGCCCTCCCAGCGCTTGGCAGGCTTTTTCTCGATACTGTCCACCTTGTGCCCCAGGTTGGTCACATCGTCCTTGATCTCCGCCACGGCGTCTCCCTGCCGCTTCAGCTCGTTGGCCATCACCTTCACCGACGTAACCAACTCATGGAGCACGTCGGAGTTTTTCTCCACCGCGTCCAGCCGGTGGGTGTTGGATTTGCTCCGGGCATCCACCTCCGCCAGCTTCACCGCAAGCTCGTCATTTCCCATACTGCTGAACCCCCCTTAAACTTTCCGTTCCATGAGACATACGTTGCCCGTTCCAGTACATTCCAGCCCGGGCACAGGGCAAAAAACCGCCCCCGTTTCATCGTTGACAAAACGGGGGCGGTTCGGTATAATAAACATAGAAGGGCGCTGTCACAGCGGTCAGCCCTCTAAAACACAACCAACTTTTACGTTAGCCGCTTGGGAGCCAGCCGAGCGGCTAACACGCTTTCTGGGCCGTGAGAAGCATCAACGCAAGCGCGATGATGAAGCACACGATGTACCGCAGGACCTTGGCCCCGCGTCCATTTCCCATCCGCATCACCCCCTTTCTCAAGGGAGTGGCTAACCGCCTTTTATGTAACAGCGTCCTTCTGATGGCAGTATACCATCTCGCGCCGCATTTTGTCAAATCCTGCCGCCCATATTGGGCGGCTTTTTTGATCTCATTTAGAAATTTGCGAAAAGGATACAACTAGTGCCTGCCGGATCAGCTGCTTAGGGTGGAATAAGCAGCCCCTTTACTTCCAACGGCAACAAACTTATCCAAACCATAAGTTATAGCTCTCCAATCCCAAGCCCCAGGCAAAGTATCATTTGCAAAGCTCCAGCTTTCCCCATCTTTGCTGTAAGCAACCTTGTCGCTTCCATCTGCGACCGCAACAAATTTACCATCTCCGTAGGCAACGCTTTGCCACTTTAAGGCCCCTGGAAGTGTCGCCTGCTTCCATGTAATACCGTCTGTACTGTAAGCTGCATGATTTGAATTATATGCAATCGTAACAAACTTTCCGCCGCCATAAACTACACTAATCCAATAAGCGGAAACTGGAAGTTTTGTTTGAACTGGCGTGTTGCCCCAAATAAAATAAACTGCTGTATTAGTATTATAGCCAACCATGACAAATTTCCCGTTTCCATATGCAGACGATTTATATTGAGCCGCTACTGGAAGTGTTTGTGATACTAGCCACCTTTTTCCATCTTCACTTGTATAGAAAATTTTACTAGCCAAACCTGGAAAACATATACACCTTGTGCCATCTGTAGAAAGTCCATATTTGTTTACATTAGCTGATGTGTACATTGGCTTTACCCAAGTTTTGCCATCATAGCTGTATTGTGTATATTGCCCGCCTAATGCAATAAAAATATTAGAACAATAGGTACAAACTGTATAATATGGTGAACCTGTCGTTCCAGAATCCCATGTTCCAAGAGTCCAATTTATTCCATCGGTACTATACCTTGGCGGATTGCCGTTATATGTTGCAACAAACCTTTTATTCCCATAACAAATAGCTAAAGCGGCAAGAGAAGCAGACACCCACCCGAAATTCACAATATCTACCGCAAACACGGCGGTCAGCGACCTGTCTTTCGTTACGGTAAACGTGTACGCCGCACTCGTGCTCACCACCGCGCCGTTCTCCCGCCACCCGGTGAATTTATACCCATCCCCCGGCACGGCCCTGATGGTGACGCTTTCGCCCTCTTTGTACTGCCCCGCCCCGGTGACTGTTCCTGCCCCGGACGGGTCGATGGAGGCCGTAATGGTATAGGTGCGAACAGCCGGAGCGGAATCAAACACCAGCGCGTCCCCCAGATATGCCCTTTTGATTTCCTGCCCACCCAGGTACAGGGCGGAAATATTCTGTGAACCCAGTCTCAGCATAGCCTACTCCCCAATCAGGTACAGTGTGGTTGTGCCCTTGACCGCCAGCGCGTCATATTCCTCCTGGGTCAGCGATTGTATGGACGCCACCGCGCCGGCGGGCACCGCTCCCACGTCCCCGGCAGTCGGCGTCCACGTGTCAGGCCGCGCTCCCACCATCGCCGCCGTGTAGTCCCCGGCCTGGGGCACGACTGCCCCGGCGCGTCCATTGAAGCTGGCTACCCCGGCTGTGCCGCCGCCCTCCGGCGGGTCAATCCACTCCGTGTCATAGTCCCCCGCGGTCTTTTTGGACAGCAGCTGCCCCGCCGCCCCGCCGGGGGGCAGGCCAGGACCGCCGCTCTGCGAAACCGTCACGCCATTTCCGGCTACCTTTTTCCCATTTACGTAAATTGCCATGAAACGCCCCTTCTTTATTCAAAAGTAATCGGGCCAAAGCCAACCACAGCCACTAGATAAGTTCCAACCCCGGCGCTGGACGACAGCCGCAGCCTATCGCCCACCCCGCTGGTGCCTCCCAAAATCGACAGCCTGCCCGCCGTGGTGTACTGCGCCGCAGCAAAAGTGTGGGAAATGCCGCTGTTGGGATGGATTGTTTGCTGATGCAGTACAGAACTGCCGCCCACACTGTCAACAATCTCCCATTTAAATTCTGTTTCAACCGCTGAACGGTTCTTCGTGTAGATACTGAATGTTGTCAGCGGCCTGATATCACCAATCAGTTGATAAAAGAAAATCTCTTTTGTTGTCTCACTGGCAGAAAAGTTCCCGGAGGCCGTTCCGCTTCGGATATACCTTGCATCCAGCACCCCCTTGTCAATTTTAAGGCTTTCGCCCACCTTCACACCGCCCAAAACAGCCGCTGACGCCACAGGTAGCTCAGTGGTCACGTCGCCGGGGATCCACTGGCTCCCGTCAAAAATCAGCGCCTGTCCCTTTTGGGGATTGTCCGGTAGCGGGACAGCGCCCACATCCTCGGCAGTGATCGGGGCGTCCGTCTCCTCCGTCACCGTGATCTGATAGGGCGGGCCGCCCAGCGCTTCCTCCACCTCCATGTGTCCGCCGCCGTCCACTGTAATGGTATTCTCAATATCGCCATCCGCAAGCCTTTCGTTGATGGCGTTCGCGGCCCGCTGGGCGGCGTTCACCTGCGCCATCAGGTAGTTGTATCCATGCTGCTCCGACAGCCCCGCGTCGGCCCCCGACGGGGCCACGATCTGCCCGGACGTCCAGTCCTCCGGCAAATCGGCGGGCAGCGGTTCAGATAATGGTCTGTCTGCCATATCAGGCTCCCTCCTTCACAATAAACGCATGGCGGAAGGCGACGGTCTCCTCCGCAACGGGGACATAAACGGCACTGGTGGTGAGCACCGTCCCCGCCTTGTCCAGCAGTTCGATCCGGCTGACCTCCTCCGTCTGCTCCCGGAGCACCCGGTAGCCCACAGAGGCCACATTGCCTACGGTGGACCTGGACAGAGCGGTGATGAGGATCTCCCCATTGATGCGCACGGATTTGATATCATCGGCTACAAAACCTGCGGCCTGGTCCAGAAACGCCTGCTGGATGCTGGGCTGTGACGCCATTTTCACGACCTCCTCTTCTTTCCCGCTGAAGAACGGCAGCTGGCCCAGAGCCCAGCCGCCCAGGATATAGTTGTAATCCCCGACGGTGCGCATGATGGATTCCGAGACCAAAAACGACGCGGCCACCCGGGGGCGGCTGATGTAAACAATGTGGCAGGGCTTGATGATATCCATGGTGACGGACATCTCGGAAAAATACTGCTGGTCCTCCACAGCGGCTTCGATGTACAGGGTATAGTTGGGGTAATCCACCTCCACCTCCCAGTTCCCCGGACCGAACAGCGCGTCCAGCCGCTGGTACAGGAAGGTGAGCGTAAAAGGCGGGTGCATGGACAGGCGGTTCAGGATGCGGTCCCGCCGGAACGCCAGCGTCTCGGTCACCGGGTTGGGGACGATGCGGAAAATGGCCTCCCACCCCGCCGCGGTCTCCTCGTCCATGGTCTGGACAAAGAAATTCTGATGCACACGCTCCATGAACATGGCCATGACGCGCAGCTCCTCCCCCTCAGTCCGGCACAGGGCCTGGAAGTCCAATATCTCCCGGAACCACGGGGGCCAGTATTGGCAGATATCCGTTTCAGCCACGCAGCGCCACCTCCCCGGGGACGGGCACCTGCTGGGTCTGGCCCGTCTCAATGAGCTGCAGGTCTTCCGTCCCCCCGTTGAGCGTCACGCCGGCGGCGTTGACCACCCCGGGCACCTGGAGGATGGCTGATATCACCCGCGCCAGGTAGACCCAGCAGGAATAGCTGGTCAGCCGTCCGGCCTCCGGCTGTGCCCAGTCCTTCCGGACAGACAGGAGGTAACCGGCCACCGCCTGCTCCACCAGGGGGCGCAGCTGTTCCAGCTCATAGCCCGCCCGCATGGTGAGCGCCGCGGATACATTGACGGCCACAGTTTCCGGGGCGGTGACAGTAACCTTTGCCCCGATGGGCGCGGCGCCATAGCCCAAGCCCTGATTGGGCGGCGGGTCCACGGCAATCTGAACCGTTTCCACCAGCTGGGCGGAGGCGGGCATCCAGTCCGCGCCGATGATGGACAGCTTCACCGTGCCTCCGCCGTCCCAGGTGGGGTAAACCTGCAGATCGCCCACGCCGTCTATGGCCCGCACCACCCGCTTGTAGTCCGCCACATTGCCGCCAAATGGACGCTCCCGCCGG